GTTGGGTTGTTCTTGCACTTTTTGCTGAGGGTTTGCTTCGACTTATTGGAGTAATACCGCCCCTACTACCATGGCTACAAATCACATTGAAGTAATAGGTGTAATACTTCTATTCTTATTCTCCATTTCTATGTTTGTGCAGGGTTACCTGATCTTACATGGGAAGGGAGGATATTCTAATGTACATAAAGATAAGTGGACTGCTATAAATACCAGAAGAAGACTAGAGAAACTCCTTAAGGACAAGACACATGGCGACATGGAATAAGCAAATTGAAAACAGGAATTTCCTGTCACCTATTGGGTTTAGATTTACCCTCGCTAAGTATCCTAAGGTTGCATACTTCGCTCAGTCTGCCAATATCCCACAGATTACACTGGGTATCCAGCAGCAACCCACACCATTCAGAGCACTGCCTTTGGAAGGTTTCATGACGTATGAGCCCCTCACCCTACAATTCTTAGTAGATGAGGACATGACCAACTACATGATCATGCATAACTGGATCCGCGCACTAGGCACACCTGATGACACTGTGGAGAGACGTGACTTCAGGAGTCGCATGGTTGCACTGTTTGGCAACGATGATCTATATGCTGATGGCACACTCACTGTGCTCAATAGTAACTTCAAAATGAATTTCAACGTCCAGTTTGAGGACTTGATTCCTACTGGGTTGAATGCACTAGAATTTAATGCTACAATCGATGGTACTGAGTATGCCATGGCACAGGTAACATTCAATTACCTACGCTATGAGATCCAGGATACCGTCAATTACTCGCGTGATAAGCGACTTACTTAATGAATCTAGAAAAAATTGAGGAGATGTGGAAGAAGGACGCTGAAGCATTCTTCGACCACCGAGAGTTGCCTGAGCTGCTCGCTAACGACAGCATGGAAACTCCTCGACTCCATGCAAAATACCTGCAGTTTTATAATCAATTCAAACTGATGCTATCAGAAGCAGAGGTGAAGCGCAAGGTGATGCTTCGCGAGAAGTTTGAATACTATTCTGGCAAGGCACCTGCTGCTGTATACAAAGAGAAACCCTTTGCACTCAAGGTGCTCAAGGGAGATCTCCCTATGTACATTGATAGCGACCCAGATCTGACCAGAGCACAGCAGAAAATCGACTACCTTGAAACTTGTATAAATTCTATTGATAGGATTCTAAAACAGATCGACAGTCGTGGATTTGCCATCAAGAATACTATCGAGATTGTGAAGTATTATGGGATCAGATGATAACTATCGAAAAGAAAAACGAGGTTTTTCTGAAGGTTGAAGGTGAGCAACACATCCATAAAGAATTAAGCGAGCACTTCCAGTTTGAAGTGCCTGGCGCTAAATTCATGCCACAATTTAGGAAGAGAGTATGGGACGGTAAGATCAGATTGTATTCTCCTGGGACGGGAGAAATCTATGTCGGACTATATGATTACCTAACACAGTATCTTGACCAGAAAGGATACGAATACACTATCAAAGATAGTAAATACTTTGGTCTGCCAAACGAGGAAGAAGATTATGTCTCACCTGAAAGCGTTGCGTCTTTTGTTAGATCTCTGGGACTGCCATTTAAGATTCGAGACTACCAACTCAAAGCACTTTTCACGGCAATTAAGCAGCGTCGCAAGTTACTACTATCCCCGACAGGATCGGGAAAATCGCTGATCATCTATGGTCTGGTCCGCTGGCATCTCAAGGCAGAAAGAGAGATTCTAATCATTGTACCCACAGTCTCCCTGGTGTCTCAGTTGACACAGGACTTCAAAGACTATGGGTGGAAAGCAGATCACTATGTCCATCAGATTATGGGTGGGCAAGAAAGGTATGTAGATGCACCTGTTGTTATCTCTACATGGCAAAGTATCTACAAAGAGCCTAAGAAATTCTTTGAGAGGTTTGATGTAATCATCGGTGACGAGGCACACCTCTACAAGGCAAAGTCACTGTCAGGTATTCTCAATAAGTGTCACGACGCAAAGTATAGAGTCGGGCTGACAGGCACGTTGGATGGGATGCACAGTCATCAACTTGTGCTGGAAGGTTTATTTGGGCGTTGCGACAAGGTGACGACCACGGTTGATCTGATGAAGAAGGGTCAACTGACACCTCTGAAGGTGCGTGTGCTTTTGATGCAGCATGGTCATGTGCCATTCGATACTTATCAACAAGAGATGGATTATATAGTATCACATCCTACAAGAAATAACTTCATTTGTAACTTAGCAGAAGATTTAGACGGCAATACACTCATCCTATTCAACTATATCGAGAAGCATGGTGACCCTTTATGGGACATGCTAAATAATAAGGTGAGTAAAGATCGAAAGATCTTTTTTATTCATGGCGGTGTCGATGCTGTTGAAAGGGAAGAAGCTCGCAAGATTTGTGAGCAGGAAAAGAATGCGATTATCCTCGCATCCTATGGCACATTCTCTACAGGCATCAACATTCGTAACCTACATAATGTAATCTTTGCAAGTCCATCTAAATCAAGAGTAAGAAACCTCCAGTCCATTGGACGTGTCTTGCGTAAAGGAGACAATAAAGCCCAAGCAGTGTTGTATGACATTGCCGATGATTGCTCCCGAGGTAGCAGACACAACTACACTCTCCGTCACCTCATAGAACGATTGAAGATCTATGATGAAGAGAAATTTGATTATGAAGTAACTAAGGTAAACCTACGAAAATGATTAACTACATCCGTCACGATAACGAATTCTACGGCATAGTCAAACTTGTGTCTGGCGAAGAGGTTATGGGATCGATGATCGCCACGAATGAAGATAATTGCACAATGGTATATGTGTCTGACCCTCTGACTCCTACCCTAACTCCTATCGAGAAAGATGGTGAGATGGGTATTGCTGCGGGATTTACTAAATGGATGATGTGGTCAGATGAAGAGTTTTATATAATCCAAGAACCTGACATCGTAACGATTGCTCCAATGTCTACAGAAGCAATCATGATGTATAAGATGTGGTGGAGAAAAGAAAGTGGTAAGAATGGTGAGGACCCTGATCCTGGGGTGCCCATGAATGAAAACATGGGTCTCGTCGGTAAAGTCTCAGAGATGAGAAAGAAACTAGAGGATCAGTGGAAGAAGAAAGACTCTAAGTAGTTCCTTTCCAACCCTTACATGGTTGAGTATAATTATTATTCTTAACTGTGTCAAGCTTGACCATTCAAGCATTATCTTTTATAATGATTAAGTGAGAAAAAATTAAATATGACTGTAATGCCTCCTAAGAAAAAACAACATTACGTTGATAACAAAAAGTTTCTTAGCGAGATCGTTAAGTATCGAGAAGCAGTTGAGACTGCCAAGCTACAAGATAGACCTAAACCTAGGATTACTCACTACCTAGGGGATTGCTTCTTGAAGATTGCCACCCACCTGTCATATAGACCTAACTTTATTAACTACATGTATAAGGAGGACATGATCTCCGATGGTGTAGAGAATTGCGTCCAATACATCGACAACTTCGATCCTGCCAAGAGCAAGAATCCATTTGCATATTTCACGCAAATCGTTTACTATGCGTTTCTGCGACGAATCGCCAAAGAAAAGCGTCAGATGGACATCCGTGACAAACTCATCGAGAAGAATGGTTACGATCAAGTCTTCCACTCAGATGAGAATGACAACCACGCGGACATGAATTCCATCAAGAGTCGTATCGAAACCAACATGCGTAACTAATGACAGATTTGAAAACCACCCTAGGTGGCACCGTAGAAAAAATCATTCCCCCTGATGTAGAATGGATTGATGATGCGTTTTATATCAAAGAGACACGCTTTGGTCTCTTTACAAGTATCCTGAAGCAACCCTTGGGTGCCCACTTCCTTACTGGAGGTACTGAAGAAGGTGTGATTACCATGTCACGCTGGCATCTTAAGTCTCTCCAAGATGGCACCCTACAGGATCACACACGAGTAGTAAACAGCGGCGTAGTCGGAGGTAAACTCTAATGGCAACAGATGGTATTCAAGAATTGCATGACTCTCAAGAGCGTGACAACCCTTGTAGTGATGAAAATGACCGTGGTTATTGGCGGAAACGCCTTCGTGATCTAGAGAATGGTAAAAGGAATGAAGATTCTTCTGATAACTGATCAACACTTTGGTGTTAGAAATGACAATACTTTCTACACCAAGTTGTATCAAAAATTTTATAATGATATAGTCATCCCTTACATCGATAGAGAAGGTATTACTCAGGTCATTGCGCTTGGTGATACCTTCGATCGTCGTAAGTATGTGAATTTTCATTCACTTGATGCAGCAAGAGAGATGTGGTTTGATCCACTCGCTGAGCGTGGCATTCGTATGTCCATGCTGGTAGGTAATCATGACATATATTATAAGAATACCCTCAAGGTGAATGCACCTGAGTTGCTGCTGGGTGACTACAACAACATTGAAGTCAT